CTAGATCAAACTGGGATGACGGTAAGGCAACAATCAGACCGAGATGTTGTTATTTACTGGCGTGCAATAGGAGTCTAAATATGTATTACTATGATAGTGCAAACAAGTGTTTTCTGAGTGACGATATCCATAATATCCCAGCTCATGCAGTACAAATTACCAATGATTTATATAGCACCTTGTTAAATGGGCAAACGCAAGGCAAACAAATCATTGCAGACAAAAGTGGCAACCCCGTATTAATTGACCCGCAACCCAGTGCAGCACACGAGTTAAATCTTGATACGCTCACGTGGGAAATTTCAGCCGAAAAACAGACCGCACTTTTTGCACAACAAAAAGAAAGTCTACTCAATAAGTTAGCGGACAAAGCCGACCAACTTAAAAATAGCTTACTGGCAGGGTATCCACAAACAGAAATTGAAAGTTTTTACCGCCAAGAAAAAGAGGCTCTCGCGTGGCAAGCCGACCACAACACACCGACACCGATGCTTTCACAAATTGCTCAAAATCGTGGTGTGCCTCTCGAAATACTCATTGAAAAAGTGATTGAAAAATCTACCCAGTTTGCCGTCGTGATTGGCATCATTATAGGGCAACGTCAGGCATTTGAAGACCGCTTACTGGCGTTAAAAACCCCCGAAGAATTAACCGCACTTGAACAGGAGATTGAGCAATGGCAATTAAACGCAAATTAACACGCTATGGCTATCACGTTGTGATTGCCATAGACCAACAGTTTAACGCCCTCACAGGGGGCGCAGCAGATGAAACCCTCTCCAGTCGCACTTATCGGGGGGCAATATTAGCCGAGAACCCGAAAAAACGTTGGCAGGTGTTATATCGTATCATCAACGGTATTTTCTTTGACCACAATCACTGCAAAACAGCTTATGAAAGTGAATTAAATCGCAAACAATATCCAGAAGGTTTTAAAACTAATGAATTTTAGGTGATGTTTAATATGTGGAAACAACAAAAACTAAAAGTATCCCCACAGGCAAAAACAACATTACAAAACGCACAAAAGGGGATTATTTCCCCTTTTTCGCTATCTGTAAGTGGTACTAAGTTAGGTGTGCATAATTGGTCGCACGGCATCAAAGAAAAATCAAATCACTATTTGTCACCCGAAAATGCCGTGAAAGCACTAGCGGCAAAGTTGGTTGATTATGCCGATCCGAATCGCCCTAAAGGTGTGCAGGATGTCGTGGTCATTATGGTGACAAGTAGCAATATTGATCAGTTTATTGCAGAGTTGGAAAAAGTGCGAGAGCTATTGCCAGAGCCAACATTTAAGCAAGCGCTAGACTATGCGAAATCAAGTAAAGATTTACAAGAAACAAAAATGATAAAAACGCCAACCATGGCAAGTCCATCATTTTCCAATAGTGCCGATATTACGCCAGGTTCCGCCCGCACGATGCAAAGTATTTTACGCAATGCGACATCTGCAGCGGTTGCGGCGCAAACTAAAGATCCGATGGCGATGATTGAGGCGTTAAAGGCGGCTAAAAAAGAACGCGATAAAGCCAATAATGAAAAAGTCGAAAAAATGTTGAATACATCGGCGAATGTATATGCTTTTGTTGTTTCAGATTATCTTGAAATCGCAGAAAGTAAAATGAAAGTGAATGTGCCGAAATCCAGTAATGTATTTACCGCTTGCGTAATGTTTATTGGCTCAGATTTAACCAATATTAGAGGAATGTTGCAACATGCAGAAACGTAATCCCAGTGTACAACTTGCACTAAATGGCACGCCAATTTATTTAAACAATATTTTAATGTCGGTTTCGGTCAAACGTGAAGAAAAAGACATGAGCGGTCAAAAATCAAGTACCAAAAAATCAGATAAAGGCGTAAAAGCCAAAGAGTTAAGCGTAACGGGGTTTATTCCATACAACAGGAAAGAATGGCTGACGCAGCTTTTCAATTTAGCTGAAGCAGAAACTGGCAAAGGTGAGCAAACAAAATATCGGGTATCTTGTACTGTGGCTGAAGCCGTGAATATGCGCGAAGTGCAATTTAGTGGAGAGGTATCCGCAACTGAGCAAAATGGGCAGTTGGGGTGGTCGATTTCATTTAGATTGCGTGAAGTCAATTCCGTTGCCGAGAAAAAAGACCAGCGCAAGAAAAAACCAAAGGTAAAAACGCAAGGTGAGAACGCGCCAGTAGCAAAAAGTGCGGGTGAAAATTCGGGGAAATTAGAAGAACAGAAAGACGAAAGAAAAGGAATCGCAAAAGATATTGATGATTTTTTCGGAGGTATTGACGGATGAAAATAATTAAAACGTGCCTTATTGACGGCGAAGAATTAGAACTTGCCGATGAAATGATTATTTTGGAACTCAATAATACTGGGCGCGGATTTGTGACCGTGCGCACAGAAAAAGACTGTATTGGCAAAAGTGCGGTCTTTGAGATGGGAGAATACGATCACTATTACAAATGGTTTGACGGTATTGTTGAGCGTGAACAAAGTGCGGAAAACGGCTATAAAAAATTATTCATTCGTGAAAAAGTGGCAGTATTTGAAAAGCCGTTAAATTGCTCTCATCGTCATATTACTTTGCGTGATTTGTGTGCTTGGATAACAAGCCAAACAAAAATCCCCGTCAAGGTGCCGCAGGCAGATTATGCGGATACGCCGATTTCGTTATTCACTCATAATGGCAGTGGTTATCAGCTTTTAGCCAATATTGGACGGCAATATCAAATTCCAGATTATATGTGGCAACAATCGCCAGACGGCTCTTTGTTTGTTGGTTCGCATAAAGATTCACGCTGGGCAGGTAAGAATATTGAATTTGACGAAAGCATGACATTAACAAGCGGCAGCAATGATATGACCATTCCGATTACTGCTGCTATTCGACCAGGTGCGATTATCAATGGCAATAAAATTCAGAAAGTAGAATTGTCTGGCGATGATTATGTGCTTTCGTGGGAAAATTTAGGCAAAGATGGTAAGCCAGAACAAAAAAGCCCAGAACGCCGCCAAATGGAAAAAACATTCCCCGAACTGGCTGGCGGTTATCATTTGCCGAAGTATGCTAAAGTTGTTGGTATAGCAGATCCCTCAAGCGGTGGCGATATTTCCGATCCGTTCCGACCAAAATATGCTGTCGAGTTGCAACTACTGGACGAAAACGGAAACGAGGATAAAACGGTGCCAGTTTACCCAGCTGTGCCTTTGCCTGTAACAAGTACAGGTTCACAAGGTGGGGATTTTGCCTTTCCTGAAGTGGGCACAATGGTTGAAGTAGGTTTTGCTTATGGGCGAAGTGATCAGCCTTTTGTACGCACTATGTTAGCACAAGGAAAAACAGTACCGAGTGTTGCACCTGGAGAACAACTCAAGCAGCAACGCCCCGAAGTGTATGAGCGCACCGATGCCGCAGGCAATAAGATTCGCGAAACCGATCAGAAGATTACAGATAAATCCTTTGAACGACACATCGAAACAGATAGTGAAGTAAAACAAATTGGTACATCGACAAAAACAGTAGATTCAGATAGTACGCAAACTATAGGCGGAAATAAAACTGTTAGCGTATTGGGTAGTATCAATGACACGACTGCAAGCAATCGTACTGTGGGAACTGGTGGCACGTTACAAGAAAAAATCGTGGGACTAGCGCAACGTGTTTCGGACGAAAAGAATAAATTTGTGGCACCGCTAAGTTATATGGGAACAGAAAGTCAGAATATTTTTAGATTGTTAGAGGATACTATTCAGCTATTAGGCGAAGTTGCGAGTGCAGTGGCAACGCATACGCATAGAGGATCGCCACCGCCTGATCAAGCAAGCACATTCAACCAGCAGGCAAACAAAGCAAAAACAATCAAAAGTAAACTCACGCCTATCATTGAGTAA